TTCTCTCCTGCAGGGTCAACTCCTCCCACTTCACCTTGCTATGTATGATCACCTTAGCAAAAATAAGTGGATCTTGAGAGGAGATGCGAAAGTCAGTTCTCTTCGAGAATTCAAGCCCAAGGTTGGCGAAGTTTTTGTGTCCGGCGACTATGAGAGTGCCACCGACAACTTCAATGCCAAACATTCTCGTCGAGTTTTAGAAATGTCTCTTTTTCATGCCCATAATGTGCCCGAGGACATTAAGCGCTCTGCCTTGGATTCTTTGACTGGCACCATCTGGTCTGATGATGTGCCTTATCCACAGGTGAACGGGCAGCTGATGGGGAATTTTCTTTCATTTCCACTTTTATGTCTTACAAATTTTCTGACTGTCGTCCACTCTCTTGGATGGCAACGCGCGAATTCGATCCCCCTTAAGATCAATGGGGATGATATCGTCTTTCGCGTAACTCAGATTGAGGCAGATAAGTGGGCGTCAGGTGTACAAGCGTCAGGGCTCCGACTGTCGGTCGGAAAGACGCTCAGACACTGGCGTTTTTTCTCAATTAACTCTGCGTTTTTTTGTGCTTCGTACCGGTCAAAGTTTCCGCGCATAGTTCCTGTTGTGCGGACTTCGACTTTGGTGAGAGATTGCGCTTCGGCAGACTCTCTTGCCGCTCGGGCGAAGTGTTTTTCGTGGGGCTGGTCTGGGAAGAAGAAGCGACTGATGCAAGCGTTTGCCCTCGATTGGCATCACAAAGTGGCTGAATCCGGTGTTGTCTCTTGGACACGCGGAAGAGGCCTCGATGTGGGGCTCGAGGAACTGGCTGCGATCAACTTGCTCCAACGAGAGTTAGACCTCTTGGAACGCCCGCCAAGTCTTGATCGTGATCCGGAATCTAGGTCCGGACAGTCGTTAGAAAGTTTCGTGGAAGTTCGTGATGCGTGGTCATGTCGTGACTGTCGTAAAGCGGGCGTTCATTCTCTGGCCGTTTTTCAGGCCAAAGAGACATGGGAGAAGGAGTTCGTTAAGGTGCGAAAGGCTACCGCACCCGAGGTCCGAGTCAAGAGGTGTCGAGTCTCGTTGAAGAGGTGGCTCGGCTGTTCTTGGCGTACATACAAGCGGTATTTCCAGCGCAATCGCAGGGGAATGTCCATCTTGTGGGCTCG